ATCGCCGAGCACGAGAACGTAGGGATAGTCCGGGAAGCCGGGATAAAGATCATCGTCCACGGCTGGGCCAAGCGGGCCAACGGTCGGTGGGAACTACGGGAGGTCGATTGTTCATGAATGACATCGCGGCGCTGTTGGTGGAGTACCGGGCAACTAAAGAGCGCGTCAAGGCGTTGCGCGGAGAGATCGCGGTGTTCGCCAGCTATTGGGAGCGGAGCCGCATAGAGCTTTGCGGGCGTCTCGTCATCCAGCGACTCCACGGCAAGCCTCCGAGGGAAGCATGACTGACCACTCTATCAACGGCCTGCTCTCCGAGTGGGGCCGCTATGTCTGCCGCCAGAACGACATGGGGCTAGGCTTCCCCCGAGAGGTCCCGTTCTCGAAAGAGCGCGTATCAGGCTCGCGGTCTACAGAGACCTACATCGAGCACACGGACCCCGAGATCCTGATGGTGGACAAGATCGTCCACAAGATGCTCCCGGCCACGCACAAGGTCGTGATCCTGGTGCACTACATCGGCAAAGGCCCGCTGAAGGTCAGGATTGGGCAGATGGGCATGACCAACCGCAGGTACTACGAACACCTAAGACACTCGCAGCAGGTGATTGCGAGCCTGCTGGAGAGCATGAGAGAAAGTGCGCACGAAATGCGCACAACGGCAGCGTAGAGAAAACAGTGCGCACCGTTTACCCTCTGATTCCGCAGGCTGTGTAACTGCCACTCTCCGATACGAGCTATCACTAGGGCGGATTTACATCACCCTGCACCCAATCTCCCCGGTCTCTCCTGAGACCTTTAGCCCGCGGTGTTGCGGGCTTTTTTATTTATGCGATTGCCGCCATACGCACAGCCAAACCAGCATCTACATGATGCGCATGTGAAGCGGTATGCGATGGAGAAGCGGCCGAAGAAGAAGAGAACGAATTACTCCGCCAAGGCATACAAGGACGGCAAGGGTGGGGATTATTTCTCTAAGTACATTCAGATAGTTGCGAGTTGATATGGGCGCACCAGCAGGCAACAACAACGCAGGCAAGTCGAGAGCCTTCTACGGCGCCCTGTCCCGCGCTATTGCCCAAGACGACGGCGAGCGCATCCGCAGAGCAGCAGAGAAGTTGCTAGACCTTGCCGCAGAGGGCGAGGCGTGGGCTGTCAAGGAACTGCGCGACACGCTAGACGGCAAGCCTGCTCAGGCTGTCGAGGTCGGCGGTATCGGTGGCGGGCCAATCGAACAAAGCCTAAAGGTCGTCTTCGGTAGTGAGTGAGGTAATCGCCCGGTTCCCTCCGAAGCTGGATGGACTGTTTAAGCCGTATCGCTACAAGGCCGCATACGGTGGGCGAGGCGGGGCGAAGTCGTGGGGCTTTGCCAGAGCGTTGCTGATAAAGGGCGCAGAGAAGCCCTTGCGCATCCTGTGCACTCGTGAAGTCCAAAAGTCCATCAAGGACTCGGTACACAAGCTGCTGTGCGATCAGATCCAGGCGCTAGAGCTTGGCAAGTTCTACGCGCCAACGCAGAACAACATCATCGGCCTGAATGGCACGGAGTTCATCTTCTCCGGCCTGTCGGATCAGACCCGAGAGTCGATCAAGTCCTACGAGGGCGTTGACATCTGCTGGGTGGAAGAGGCCCAGTCGGTTAAGAAGCGGTCGTGGGACATCCTCACGCCGACCATTCGCAAGCCGGGTTCGCAGGTTTGGCTGAGCTTCAATCCGGATTTGGACACAGACGAGACTTGGCGTCGGTTCGTCGTCAACCCGCCGCCCGACTCGTGGATTGTCAAGATCAACTGGCAGGACAACCCGTGGTTCAGTCCAGAACTTGAGGCTGAGCGGGCGCACTGCGAGAAGACAGACCCGGAGAACTACCAGAACATCTGGGGGGGCCAACCCAGAGCGGCCGTAGAGGGCGCCATCTTCGCTCGTGAGGTCACGCGCCTCACCGAAGACAAGCGCATCACCAGGCTCCCGATAGACCCCTTGCTGAAGGTTCACACGGTCTGGGACATTGGCTGGAATGACAAGACGGCAATCATCCTTGTCCAGCGCGGTGTCGCTGACGTGAGGATCGTGGACTACATCGAGGACAGTCATCGGACCTTGCAGGACTACGCCGCGCAGTTGAACGACATGCGGCTGAACTGGGGATCTGACTGGCTGCCTCATGACGCCAAGGCGAAGAACGTTCAGACCGGCAAGAGCCCAGAAGAAATGCTCATGAAGCTGCGCCCCAGTGTGCGGGCTGTGCCGAATCTGGACATTGAAAGCGGGATCAAGGCGGCAAGGCTGCTGTTCGCTAAGACCTATTTCGATCAGGACAAGGCGACACGCTTGCTGGAGTGCTTGAAACGGTATCGCCGGGTGATTCACGCGACCACGAACGAGCCTGGGGCGCCGCTGCACGACGAGTACAGCCACGGGGCGGATGCGTGGCGCTATCTCGCGATTGTGGTCGATCAGATGCGCAATGAGAGCAAGTTACCGCCGCTGCCGCGGACTGGATTCGCATGACCTTTGAGTGCACCGCGCCCGCCGAGGGCGAGTCTGTGTCGTTCTCCGGTCTAGACCCCAAGCAAGAGGCGCTAGTACTGATGCGCAGGCTGCGCCGCGTTGAGAACATCAACGATGAGTGGCTTGTTGACATCCTGGCGGCCTGCTTTCTGGGCGAAGACACGCGGGACGACTACTGATGGACCGTAAGACGTTCCTGACGTTCGAACAAGCCGCCAAAGACGTTGCGCTGTTAAAGCTCGTAGTTGAGTCCTTATCCGCCGCCCTGAGCAACGCTGAGGCGCGCGTCACCGACCTGGAATTCCGCGTCAACAAAGCCGAGAACCGAAAGACACTGAGCCCGCCGAAATGACAACCTTTCTTCTCGCCGCTCTTGGAAGCTGTCTCGGCTACGTGTGCGCCGCTCTCATCTTTGAATTGCTGACTGCTGACTGAAACATGAGCGGACTTCTTGGGTCAATCTTCAGCTACGGGGATGACCTCAAGAAGCGCGCTCGCGGGTTGCTCGGCGATCCGGTCGGCTACGCCAATGCCACCGTGGGCGCTTTCAACGACAAGGCGCAGGCGTCTGCCAGAGCGCTGCTCGCGGGCAAGGACAAAGGTGGCGCCCAGTCGATTGACGCGCTGGGGGCTGGTCCGCATGCCTTGGGGGGACTGTTGGGCGGGATCAAGGTGTTTCACGGCAGTCCGCATGTATTCGACAAGGCGGACAGTTCCAAGATTGGGACGGGCGAGGGCGCGCAGGCTTACGGGCATGGGCTGTACTGGGCTGAGAACCAGAAGGTGGCGGAGCAGTACTCAAAGGACCTCGCCGAAATTGAGATGTTTCACAACGGCAAGAGCACCGGCATATTCGACAAGTCGCCGGCAGCTAACGCCGCGCACAACTTGCGAGTTGCGCAGGGCGACGTTGAGAAGGCGATTAAGCGCGCGACTTCCATCTACGAAGGCCAGTGGAGGGATAGCGTCATCTCCGAGATTCGCCGGTTAGGCCCCGGAGAGGTAGCGGAGCGCGGAACGTCGAACCTCTACGAAGCCAATCTACGCTGGCCGGATGCCGCGCGGGAAGCCAAAGACCCGCTCGGGCCGCAGCATTTCCTGGATTGGGATAAGCCGCTGGCAGAGCAGCCGCACGTTCTGGGGGCGATCACCAGGACTGATCCGAAGTACGCGGAGAAGGTGAAAGACTGGACCGGGGGAAATTTCTGGTTTGGCACCAAAGAGCCCAACGTCGCCCCGTGGGCGCAGCCGGCAATGCAGCCCAAAGGCAAGGCAGAGGCGGATGCCAAATGGCTGAAAAGCATGGGTGTCCCCGGCATTAGCTACCTAGACCAAGGCTCCCGCGCTGCTGGTCAAGGATCAAGGAATTACGTCACCTTCGATGACGCGCTAGTCGAACTTCTCTCACGCAATGGACAGCCGCTCCTAGGACGTTAATGGTCAAGAACTCCGATCAACTGCTAGAGGCTATCGACGCCTACGCCGAGAATGCGTACGGCTCGGATACCAATGGCGACCTGTCCGCCCATCGCGCGCGGATGATCGAGGCGTACCTTGGCTACAACACTTCCCCGGCTCCTGTAGGTCGTTCGCAAGTCGTTGATCGGTCCGTCTTTGAGACCATCAACACCATGCAACCCTCGCTAACTCGCATCTTCTGCGGGAGTAGCGATGAGGTTTGCAAGTTCATGCCGATTGGCCCGGAAGACGAGCGGGCGGCAGAGCAGACGACGGCCTACATCAACTGGGTCGTGAGTCAAAAGAACAACTGGGAACAAATCTTCACGGACTGGTGCCACGACGCCTTGCTCTTGGGCAACGGCTATGCGATGGCGTACTGGGACGAGAGCGAACGTCGGGAACGTGACGCCTACAAGGGTCAGTCCGAGGACCAGCTAGCCCTGCTGCTGCAAGACGGTGATGTCAAAGTCCTGGAGCACGACGAGTACCCGGACGAAGAGGGCCAGAAGCGCCAGGATCAGCAGTTCCAGCAGGCCATGCAGCAGTATCAGCAGGCGGCCATGCAGGCGCAACAGCAAGCGATGCAGACGGGGCAGCCTCCCCAACTGCCTCCGCCGCCCCAGCAGCCGCCTCCGGCCGTCCTGCATGACGTTGTAGTCGAGACGGTCAAGAAGACGGGGCAAGTGTGTATCCACGTCCTGCCTCCGGAGCATTGCCGGATCGCGGCGGATACGCCCGACTGGACGCTGAAGGATTGCCCGTTCTTCGAGTTCCGGCAACTGAAGACGATTGCCGACCTTCGCCAGATGGGCTTTAAGGTCGATGACGACATCAGCGACCACGAGGGCGACGACGACAACGACACGCCGGAAGATCAGGCGCGCAATCGTCTGGGCGAGACCAGCGAGGACGACTCCGAAGAACTGACCGGAGCTCTCCGTAAGGTCTGGACCCGGATGATCTGGGTCAAGGCTGCGGACGATCAGGGCACGGCGATGATGCATTACGTGATCGCTGTAGGCCGGACGATCCTGTACGCGGAGCCGTGCGGCCGGATTCATGTGGCGAGCATCACGCCAAAGCCGATGCCGCACCGGCATCCGGGGATGTCGATTGCGGAAGTCGTCATTGAGGACCAGACCACCAAGACGGATGTACTCCGTAGTGGCCTGGACAGTCTGAAGCTATCTGTTGCGCCGCGTCAGATCATCAGTGAGTACGTCAACGTTGACGACTTCTTGAACTGGTCTGTCGGCTCTCCCATCCGGATGAAGGATGGGGCGAAGCCGGGCGACGGGCATGTGATGCAAGTGGAACAGCCGTTCATCTTCGACAAGGTGATCGGCACGATGGAATACCTCGACCAGAACCGCCAGAACAAGGCGGGGACGAATCGGTATTTCTCGGGGACGGATGCCGGAGCGATCAACAAGACCGCCTCCGGAACGATGGCTTTGCAGAACATGGCGAGCCAGCAGGTTGAGCACATCGCCCGGATGATGGCGCCGGGGGTCGAATACCTGTTCTCCTGCGTGCACGAACTGATTAGCAAGCACGAGAGCAAGTCGCAGACGATCAAGCTCCGGGGTCAGTGGACGCCGATTGATCCGCAGTCGTGGAAGACCAAGCGGGACGTGCGGATCTCCGTCGGTGTGGGCGCTGGCAACAAAGACAGCATGGCCCAGCATCTGATGCAGATGTATGGCATCCAGACGAGCGCGATGCAGATGGGCGCGCGGATCGCGACAGAAGAGAACCTGTACGCCACGGCGATTGAGCTTGCGAAGCTTGGGGGGCATGCAAACCCCGACAAGTTCGTCACTGATCCGTCCAAGTTGCCGCCGCCGCAGCCTCAGCCGCCTCCGGAAGTCCAGGTGGCGCAGATGAAGGCGCAGGCCGACCAGCAGGCCAAGCAGATGGACATTCAGTCCGATCGGCAGAAGTTCGCCGCTGAAGCGCAGTTGAACCAGCAGCAGGCCGGCCAGGAAATGATGCTGGAGCGTGAGAAGGCCGCGACGCAGTTGCAGCTCGAACGCGAGAAGATGGAGATGCAAGCGCAGTTGGAGCAGTACAAGGCGCAACTCCAGGCTGAGACGCAGTTCAAGATTGCCCAACTGAATGCGGGCATTGCGGTTCAGACCAAAGAGATGGACGCGCAGGTTCAGATGGCGACCAAAGAGAAAGACGCCGAGACGCAGACGAACCTGAAGGCGATGGATCACCAAGCCCAGGCTTCCGCCCCGAAAGAGGACGAGAAGGTTGGGAAGATGGTCGAGTCTTTGT